TACGTTTACGAGTGCTAGCCATAATAAAATTATGACTTACTAATTAAAATAAAGAGATCATCGACACGCTTTTCTAGTCTTGTTAATTGATCCTTCATACTAGAGCCACCATTAGGGCGTAACTCATTTAGCCAGCCTTTAACTAAAAAACGTAATCCTACTAGCCCGCCTGATAGCACGGCCATAACGCCAGCGCCAAAGCCAGCCCACTCTGTAGGTGTCATGCTTCATTAGCACCGATGCCATAAGCACTGTCGGATTTATCTAGAGCCCTAGCTGCTGGACCTGCGAGCGCTGCAACAATTACAGACACGGCAGGATCTAAACCTAATTCATTACTGGCCAAGAATGTTAAGAAGGATACTAATACGCCACGTGCGTAAGACTTTAGTATTGCCTTATGTTTCTTACTGATCTTCATATCTTGCCTCCTAGTAATGGGATGTCAAACGGCTTTCCGTTGTGATCACCTGATTTGTTAAAGCTGACGTGGATGTGTTTCAAGTGCTTGTTGAATCCAGAATACGGACGCCACTTAAAATTAAGGATTCTGCTAGCAATCATTCCGTTATGGATTACGTACGATATACGCCTATCGGTTTTCGCACAGATTCTGATTTGGTCAGCCAAATATACTGAGAGCCCTTCGGATGAATCCAAGCGAGAATCAATATCAATGGCTCTGACACATCCGGTGCTGTCTGGATTATGATCAGATTTTCTGGCACTGTGACGAGCATCGCCAAGCCACCCATCACTGGTAGTGCGCCTATCTGGATACCAGGTAGTAACGGCATCTCTTAAACTATCTGCAGCTTTACTCAGCCAGGGACTTGACATCATGATCCTTGTTTGTGCATTCCCAACGGTAAGTATTTGTGTTTAATAATAATTCTGGATGCCCACACTCAGGCTTAGGAGCTATAAAAGCATCGGCTACCTCATCGTAGGTATAACCAATACCTGCATAGTTGTAGCGGATATTGCCGTTATAGCTTGTCTTAATCCAAGTGCCACCGAGATTATCTACAAACCATTGATAGCCTTCATCACCTGCAGGATCATTGTTATCACCAACAAGCACACGAATAACTTTATTGTTATTATCAATTTCTGCAAAACTGCTCACGCTGCATACCTCACAACTACGATACCTTTTCCGCCGTTTGCGCCATCATTTAGGGCAGTTGCACCGCCTCCACCACCACCGGTGTTTGCTGATCCTTGACCTGCTTGAATTACTGTGCCGCCGTATCCAGTTCCGCCAGATCCGCCACCGCCGATTCCTCCTGGAGTTTGCACTGTAGATTGGTTTCCGCCAGTTCCTCCGCCTGCAAAATAATAATTACCACCTGATAATTGTCCTATGTTGTTTGCTGCAGATATTGCATTAGTTAAAGATGATGTAAAACCTGTACCACCTTGAGCTGTATTTGTTGAGCCAGCCTCACCAACAGTTGTTCGACCTCCGCCTCCACCGCCAAAAACTGGACCTGAATTTTTACCAGCGCCTCCAGCAAAACCTTGACCCGACGTTGGACTACCTCCAGCCCCTGAGAAAGATCCTCCGCCTCCAGATCCACCATTTGAGCCCGCTACCGTTCCGTCAGATCCTCCAGCTCCTCCTCCGACACATAAAGTTAAACTTCCAAACTGTGAATCATTTCCGTTGCTACCTTTGTTTGGAGAAACTCCACCAGTGCCACCATTACCAACTGTGCACGTGTAACCAGTGGTAGTTAAAGATTGTGATGTAAAGACAAGCAAACCTCCCGCTCCTCCCCCTCCACCATTAAATGATCCTCCACCCGCTCCACCCGCAACAACCATAATATCTGTTGTTAAGGCTTCTAGCGGTGTAAATGTTCCACTGCTTGTAAAGGTGTGATAATAAAAACCATTGCTAAACACAATAGATCCACCAGTTGCTTTAGCAGGAGGCGCTCCTTGTGGTGCAATAAGAGCTGTAATGATATTACCGATCATTAGACAATTGCTCCTACTACATACCAAGTATCTGTACCAGTTTTAATACAAGCTGCTGATTTGTATTGTGCCACTGTTGGTGCGGCAGCCACAGCGCCAGCACTTAATATAGTTGTAGTGCCAGAAGTTACTGCGCTAATTGTGCAAACACCTGCACCGATATTTAATACTGTAATGCAAGTACCTATTGGAAATGCAACGGATGCGTTAGTAGGTATCTTAAACGCAATAGCAGTTGCCTTATTCATTATCTCTAATACCTGATATTGATCTGCAGATACAGCTGTATAATCTGCTGTGTTAGCAGTGCCTACTGTAAATGATGTAAGTCCGTTAAACATACCAGATGTAAGTACATCACCGGTTACTGCTGGAAATCCTGTTGCCATTATTGCTCCTTAATAAGATAAGACGTTTTGTCCTAAGACACCGTAATCTACGTTGCCTATTATAAACCCATCTATGACAGGTTCTAGTGTTGTAAAGGTAGTTTTCCAACTATTCGGAGTAATGTTCATCGCTACACCGAAAATCTGCAGGGTCTTGTCTAGGGTAGATCCACCTGGCTGAGTGGTAATTACTGTGATCGGATCAAAGAAGTCTAGGTCTAGAGCGGCAATAGTGCCTGCGGTGTAGTCAGCCGTGTATAGATCAAGCTCGATAGCATCGCATCTGATAGAAGTCTCAGCTCTAGAAGCTGTGTAAGCCTGTGCATAATCTAGGGCTACTGCATCTGTCTGCATAAGTAGGTTATCTAAGAAGTATGAGTGTAAGAAGTATTTGTCTATAGAAGCCTGATTAGTAGCCACCTGAGCAGTGCCGCCTAATCTAGTTACTGTAGATTTATTAAATATAAGGCTATCGTCTAATTTCCATACAGCATTGGCGTATCTAATACCAGCACCGTTGTCACTAAATAACGTAGGTGTTGCGCCAATAGATCCTACGGTTACGGCACGATCTTGAAATACAAATGAACCAGAAGCATCTACATATATAGCGCCATACTCGCTATCTGATGCGGTTTGAAGAGCAGACAAAGAAGTACGGTTAGTGCCTGGATCGTTTTGTAAAGTAGTTAAACCTGCATCTATATCACGCATAGTGTTAGGCCAGCCAATAGTGTTTAAGATTTGATTAATACGCGTGCCAGATAAATCTCCTGCACTAGCTCCTGTGACAGTAGAAATCTGAGCATTCTGGGCTAAACGGTAAGCATCTACAGCTGTAATGGTTGTATAGGCAACCTCTGTTGCATCTTTAGGCTGAACGTTTACATAAGAAGTAATGAAACCTGAAAAGATTGGATAAGTTACTCCTGAGTAGGTTGCAGTTATCTGCACCTTCTTCATAGGGGTTAATAACTCAAAGTATGGGCTAGAAGGATTCTGTGGGTTAAAGTCGCCATTTTGATCTACTATGCGAAGACTTAAATTACCTGTAGAGAATTGATCTGATATTGCATTACGGCCACGTCTAGTTTGTATTGTATTTACTTGATTAGATACATCAACAATTACAGATGCTGTATCGGCTAATACGTTTATTCCTAATTTACCAATATCAATCTGCATAGCCTGAGCAAAGGACGGACCAGTAGAGAAGTTAATAATTGCATTTATTACAGGTACAGCCATTATGGTATAAATCCAGCAGGCGCTAGGTCTCCATTTTGTTTGTAGATTCTAAGTAGTGCATCTTGAATAGCGTTGTCCAGCTCGTTAAGGGCTAGGACTGATCCCTCTACACTTACGTTAATGGTAGGAGTTTGAGCCATACTCATAGATGAGGCCGCATAATCACTAGTGTATTGTCCGTAAAACTCTGCAGGAGATGGAATGTCATAACCTGATTTAACAGTAGTACGTGTTTTTTCTAATAAATCTGTGATTGTAGTTTTTAATTCATCTAATCTATTACTTTGAAGTTCATTAATAACAGCAACATTTGATGCGCTTGGAGCAGTTACTGCTGTGCCTGCTGCTATTTGTGTGGTTTGTAATTTTGTTAAATCGTTTAGATATTTATCAATATCTGCTTTAGAAGATTGAAGTGTAAGGCTTGCACCATTAAACGCAGTTGCTAAATCGTTAGCAGACTTGGCAGCATTTAACTCAGCGTTATACTTTTTAGCCAAAGCCTCGTTATTGTCTAGGATTGCTATCTGGGCTTTAATGCGTAGTTTAGTCTCTTCATCGGTGGCAGCATTAAGGGCAGCCAATAAACCTATGCGCTCTAGGTCAAACTTGTCTTTAAGTTTATCTATCTCTGTGCGTGCTTTATTAGATGCAGTAATAATTGCTAATTCATCTTTGCGTGCTTTAGTGGTTTTATTGGCTAGGTTTACAGCTGCAGGACTTTGTAACGATTTACTAGATCCTAACTCAGACTTTAGTTTGTATTCGCCATTAACCTTAATTACATTACCTGGTATAAGAGTGCTGATAAATCTTGCTATGCTATTGAAAGCACCAGCAATAAGATTGGCGCTCTTAATCATATTGTTAGTAAAGGTGTCTATTGATGTATCGCCCGATAGGGTCTTCATAGCATCTAGTAAGCCTTTGCCAATAGCCTCTTTAGATTCATCTACGGCTACAGTTAATTTAGCCATATCACCTGCATAGCCTTGTACAGCTGCAGATGCCTGACCACCAAAGTTAGCGTTAAGGGTTTTTTGTACTTCTAAGAATGATGATGACTTTAGTTGAGCCTTGCTTAGTCCTACGCCTAATCTGCCTAAGGCTACGTTATCACCTAGGTAAGCCTTAGATAAGCTAGTAGATACGCTTGTAAGGTCTTTGCCAGTACCGGCTGATACGTCAAGTGCGGTCTGAAATATGCTTTGGGCTTGAGCAACATCTTTGGTAACAATAAGTAGGCGCTGAAAGCCTGGGATAAGACTTTCGTCTACTATGCCAAACTGTAAAGATATTTTTTGTAAGTAACCTTCTATGCCTGATTGCTCAAAGGATAAGCCTAGGTTACTAACTGTGGTGCGTAGTTTAGCGGCAGCTTTCTCAGACTCTATAAAAGCATTAACTGAACTCTTACCAAAGGCTACTAGGGCAGTAGCACCTAGATATTTAGTAAGTGTCCTGCCTAACTTCTGTGCTGATTTGTCAAAGTCAGATATTTGTTTTTTACCTTTAGCAAGGCCTTTGCCATTAAAGGTTGCAATAGCGGAGACTACTACGTTGGCCATTATGCTGCCTTCTTAACTTCTGTAGATTTGTTAAAATGTATAGCTGTAGCATTTATGGCATTCAAAATTGCATCATAAACTTTAGGACTGTCCTGAGCCCAAGCCTTGTAGATTAAACGGCCTTTAGTCTTACGACCACCGCCCCTAATGTCTTTAATTTTTGGCTGTGATGTGACTGGCTCTAATGCAGCTATAAACTGTTGGCTAGCAAATGGGTTGGCTGAGTTGTACTCTCTAAACGCTTTGCTACCTCTAGACTTTAAGGTATAAGTACCGCTAGCGCCTTTAGATGGTGTCATCTGAAATGGTGCTCGGCCTTGTGGATTTAGTCGGCCTGCTACCTCATAGATTGCGCCTGGTCTGCTTGCATTGTAAACATAATTACTAACTGCAAATCCATTCTTAAATGTTTTGTTTTCTCCTGGGTTATACCCGATACCTGCTCTGGCTATTGAAGCATCATACTTTGGGAACTTGCCAACGTTTGTAGATGCTTTAGTCCAGCCAGATAATACATCTGAATTGCTTGGCACAAAGCCTCTAGCTTTAGTCGCTACATTACGCATTAAAGGATCAATAGCAATTCTAATGCGCTGACGCATATCTTGATCTATAAAACTTAATCCTTTTAGGACATCCTTAACGCCTACGACCTCTACTGGCATTCTTGATCTCCTTAGCTCGATCCGACAACACCTGGACAATTGCCCTAAGCATTTCTTGATCCATATCTATAAAAGCCTGGGGCGCAATTCCTGTCTCTACCGACAGACTGGCTATCGTGTAGGTTATTGAATCACGCTGTGTTATTTTTTTT